ATCGCCGCAGGCACATTGCTCCGTACATACACGCTGAAGCAGTACACGAACGAACTTGGTCCGCTTGTATTCTGAACGATCTGTTGCGTAGTTTGCGCGGTGTTCGTGAGTTGCATCGCCGCGCTGCCTCCTAGCGGGTCCGCCACTCCGCCGGCGAACTGTAACAGCGCATCGGGCGTCCACACCGATTGCGTCCAGTCCTCGCTCCACATCAACAGATTGTCGGTGGGATCTAGGAACGTAAATGTATTCAGTTGGCCAGCCGAAGCTTCAAACAGGCCCTCGAGGGAAGCTCGCTCGCCATCGGTGAGATCCGAATATACCAGCCGCCACTGCACCTTCTGCGCGCCGGTATCAGCCATCCGGATCGTGAAGCCGCTCGGAAGTTGATTGGCCGCTGTCCGCATATTGACAGTGCGGGTAACCGGAAACTGGGTGATGGCCCCAGTGGTGAGCTGCGGGTAGTAGAGCATGTCAGCTTCCGTTCTCCAGCACAGTCAGTGACGTTTCGCCATTCCATTCGCCCACCAGCACAGCAGCCATGCTGTCGCTCGCCAAGCTGCAGCTTGGATAGTTCGTGCCATCCAAAGGATCCGTGAAAGCGAAGTCTCCAGCTGGTCCCACGATGCCGCGGAAGAATTCCTGCAACGTCTGCAACTCGCTCTGATCCAGCAGACTAAGCTGGATCACCCAGCTGTGAAGCATCGACTGGTAATTACAGAAACGTTGTTCGGAGCCATCCACGAATTGCAAGGCCGTCGTCGCGAACTGCAAGCCGCGTTGGGCGGGGTACTGCATCACAGCCCCGGTCTTCAATGTCGGAAACGTGCTCATATCTACAGACTGGAAATTACGTCATTTAGCGAATTGGAGTTTAAGATTGCCTGTTTCACCGCGTTTGCGATGTCATCGCTATGATCGAGAAACGATTGGCTGTCCATTGCGTTCACTTGGACAGTGATCTGTTGCGAAGCGCTGGCCGATTGCGCGCGCGGCTGGCCCGTTTCTCCATAACTAGCCGGCACCACTTGTCCAGGCGCGCTAGCCGTCAGCCCCGCGTTCGATTGCACCTCCGGCGGCAACATAAATGGAGATGGCACCGCGAGTGTCTGACCGCCACCGCCTCCAAACAGACTCAGGAGTCCGCCAATCAAGGGCGACAGGCTGCTCAGACCTCCGCCCAAGAAGCTCGATGCAACACTCTCAACCGTACTACCCACGGAAGATCCGCTGCTGGTCTTTGACGTGGTGTTCTCGGTGAGCGCTTGCGTATTATCTTGCAGTGCGCTGATTTGCGATTGCTGGATTGAGGTGAGACTGCTGATTTGCGTCGTCAGAGAGGTCAACTGCTCCGTAATGTCGGAGCTGCTGCTTTGAGCCAGACCAGTCACACTGGAACTTCCCGCTCCGCCACCGCCGCTGCCCGTGGATGCGGCCAGTTGCCCGAGTAAGTCGCTTCGAGAGGCGCTCCCAGCACTGCTCGCCGGCAGAAGATCTTCCCACTTACTTCTGGCCATCGTTGCTTTCCGCCCTCAGTTCGTTCTCCAATAGAAAAATCGCCTCCACCAGGCGCGCAGGCAACTCGTAAACACTCCCCGCGCCAAGCAGCTTCCAGGCATGGAACTCCTCCAGCAGCGCGATGCTCTCCGAGCTGATGTACGACGTCGGACAGGTCGTCAGGGATACTCGCCGCCGGACCCAAACGATCGGTGAGATCGACTCGGCATCATGTTCCAGCCAACCGCATCGCCGCTTTCTCTCCAGACCGCTCTTTCTGCATCCGTCGCAGTTCCACGCGGCCTTGTTTCCAAGTTGAAAATGGAACGCGACGATCAGTTTTTTCTCTCGGCCTCGCTTAACCCGAACTGTGCCTTGATCGCGCCGACTACTTCACGCGCCAGATCCTCAGGGCCCTTTTCCAGTAACTGCACCGCGGTGGCAGCCTCGCCATCAATGACTAATCCGTCAATCCTCACCAGCCCCCACTGTAAGTACAGCGCGTCAATTTCCTGCGCCAGAATGTTGGCTTCAATCTTCTCGTGCAGCTCCGAGCTGGCCTCGAGAAACTCCGCCTTTCGGCTGATCTCACGGACTCGCCTGCTCAGTTCCATGCGCCGCCCGAACGAGATACGGTGGATCGCGAATCTGACTCCCGGTGCGGCTTTGGAGTCAATCGAAACTAGGCTGTCATAGTGCACAGCGCCATTGAGGGGAGTTCCCTGGCCTGCGGCGACATTGCTTCCTTCCTTACCCGAACGCGAGATAAATCTCATCATCCACGCTTCCTTGGGCCCGGCAGTTTTGAAATTGCCACTGCAGCCGCGTTTGTGAATCATCGAAGGCCGGCACATCCGGCACGACGTTACTCATGTAAATGCCGAACAACTCGCCCTGCTGCTGGCCAAGTTGCATCATGACGCTGATGGGCGATTTTTGGCGGGCGGCCTGATAGAGTGCTGCTGTGGCCGTATCATCCATTTCGAAAATGCTGAAGTTAATCGACACCGTCCGCTGTCCGGGAGCAATCGCTCTGGGCAATATGGCGCCGAATTCACTCGCCCGCAAGTCCACATTGTTCGTGAATGTTACATTGGCAGCCGTCAAAGTGTAAAAACGCGTGGGCGAAGTGCCCAGCCAAACCTGCCCCAGGTTTCCCGGAATGATCGAGTAGTTGATCGGCGCCACGGTGGGCTCCGCCGGAAAGGCCGATAAACCGAATTGCCCGCTCTCAAAACTGGATGTGTCCACTAGATCCTGTGCCTGTCCGCTGAAATTGAACTCGTGGAAATCGCCGTTCAGTTTTATCGAGAGCGTATCGACAGCCATGCCCGCGAGTATGCGCTGCACCGCGGTGGAAGGGCTCCAATAGTCGAAGAGCGTCACGCTCGACAGAGCCTCCGCGGTCTGATACATCGCCGTCGGCCCGGTTTGCGAGCTCGTAGCCGGAGTCACCGAAAATGGCGCGTTGAGTTGAATGGTGTCGGCATTTACGATCACTGTGGCGAAACGAATCTCGCCTCCGCTAGTAACTGCCGCGCCCACAGCCAGCCCATGCGGCGCTGTGAACGTCAGAGTCGAGGAACCGCTCGTACTCGCAACGCTGCCACCAGCCGATTGGGCCGCAGCTCCACCAAGGCACGCCTGAAACAGTGGATCGTAAGGCGGCAGAACACCCGGATCATTCCAGGTCGCCATGTAAGTCGTCAACCCGAAGCTGGTCTGTACTCGCAGCCCGCTGGGGTCCCCCGGAAACGTTCGCGATCCTGTCTTATCCGCGCGCTGAACCTTTTCCGTTTGTTGTTTGGCTGTCAACTTCACCGCTGGAATCCGGTTACTCGCGCTAACCGTCGCGGCAACACCGTAACTTTGCTCCAGCGCGACGTAGAATCGATTGTCATTCGAAGGGATATAGGACATAGGAAGCCTAAATTGCGTGCGTTAACCCGCGCTGATCTCCAAAGCAAATGCGGCTTTCGCGATTTGCAGAAAGTTTCGCCCACCGTGCTTCACTCCGCCAAACGTGACTTCGTATTTGCCGGCAAAGAAGATTCCTGCTCCCAAGTCACCGCGGCTATTGTCCAAGACCTGCGTGATGGCGTCCATATAAGCCTGCAAGTTGGTTTCGATCTGATCCAGCCGGTCCTGAGACACACGGGCCTCCACTACCATTTGAGCTTCGCCGGAAAACGTCCGGAACTTTTCCCGAAGCGAGTTGACAACTTTGGTGCAATACACATAAACCAGCGGATAATTGTCCACCGTGCTCAGGCCGGAAACCTCCGGGGTCACATTCTGCGCGATAATCTGCTGGTCCGTGATCCAAGGCAGGATCAGTCCCTGTTGTACTTTCAACGCTTCCAATGCCGCGGGTAAACCGCTGCCGGCGGCCAACAGTTCTACTACCTTCTGCGTGCTTGTGCCGGCGAGAAGCAACATGTTCAACCTCTCTCAATGAAACGGTGATCCACGATGAACCGGACCGGCTGCTGCCCCGTAGAGAGCGGAGCACCCGAAATCAAGGCTCCGGTCATGGTCCAACTGCTGCCCAGTGCCAAGGGAGTAACATTTTGGCGAGTCGGCGCATTTGGCGACAATGCAACATACGCGTTCCAGCCAACCGCATTCTGCGGGGGGCCCGTCAGTGTCACGACCAGATCCTCACCGGCTGCTGTGCTAAGTTCTGCGTAAGCGCTCGGAGCGCTTTCTTGCCCGGCCGCACTTACCCAAGTCGCAGCCACGAAAAACTTCTCTGCGCCGCCACTTCCCGGAACCGTGGACAACTCGGGAGTGGGCGCCATCGGCATTGGGTCCGCGACCACGCCAACCCCGAGTTGAAAATAGGTGCGCGAGCTTGCTTTCGCCAATTGCTCGTATTCATTCCACTTACCTTGATAGCGGTCGTTCAGTTGATTGTAGTAAGCGTCCCGATACACCAACGCGAGCGTCGTAAGTACGTGCCACTGCTGCAGCGCTTCCGTCACCACCACATCGGCCAAGCCCTGCGATCGCCTGACATTCGGCTGATAGTCGCGAAAGGACGCCCGCCGAAACAGGAACAACATCAGTTCATTCCCAAGATCCTGTTGCGCCAAGGTCATCTTCACGGCGATATTGATACCCTCCGCGTTGGCGACAGTCAGAACCGAAGAATCGTAACCTTGAAGGTCCTGTGCGGAACTGATGGGACCATCGGTGAATAATGCCATTGCCGCTGCGCTCGCTACCGCTTCTCCGCTCGCACCGAGGTCTTGAACGCGCGCAGGTCGGCCTCCGAAATCACATTCACCTGTACCTTGCCCGCCATTTCCCGCTGCCGCGCTTCTTGTACGCCTTGTTGCGCTGCCGCCCGAAATTCCGCGCTCTCTTCAATCGTCGCCAAGCGGGCACGCCCCTCTAAAATGAGCCGGGCGGCAATAGCCCGCGACACTTCCGCTAATTGCCCAGGCCGCCCTCCGTCGGGCGTCTCGTGGCTCACAACCACGACGTGCGCGTCCGTGATCTCTCGCTCAATCTTCCGTAGCTTTTGATAAAACGCCCTCAAATCCATCCTGTCCCCTTTGCGCGCGGACAGACGCTCCTGGCATCCGCCCGCGTCACGCGCTGCTTCATTTTCCCCTGCAACTAGCTGTTGACCTGAACTCCAAATGAGTTTCGTAAAACCGCGGTCCCGTAGAGCACATCAACAGTGAATTGCTGCGCTAGCGTGTTGGGCTGATAACTCATGATCACGCGGATTCCGAAATTGCCCATTTCCGCGTACTCGGCGATCGCGCCAGTTCCCGGCAGCGGTTGCGGCAGCCGGCGTATGACCAGCCCGATCGCGTCCCTGGCAAACGCCAGATTGTGAGTGTTCACCGGTCCACTGCCAGTGGTCTGCACAAGCTGCGATCGAAACACGAAGAAGTCCTTGATCTTGCCCACCGCGCCATCCACCAAAGCGCGCAAACCCGCATCGCCGGCGGAATAGTATTCACTAAAACGTGGGATCTGTCTGAGGGCGGAGTAACTGATCGGATCAACCACCAGGTACTTACTCGCCGACGCCGGAACTTTCGCTGAAAAGAGCGCCGTTTCCGCTGCGTCCACCGTACCCTCTATCAGAGCGACGCCAGCCGTTCCTACGGCCGCATTCGAGCTGAATTGCGAATACAGGCTCAAAATATCGGTCTCAATCGACTCTGCGATGGCCACTACCGCCGGTTGCATATACAGCCGCAGCAAGTCCGGCACCGCCAACACCTTGGTCACATCCGGAATCTGGAATGTGGCTTCGGCATGTGTGTTCAGCACGATCTGTGCGTTTCCTAGATTTGGATTCTGTGTCTGAACCGTCCCGCCTTCCGCGATGTTATTCGCTACCAGCGTGGGCGGTATCGGCACATTCACCGTGTCCCCCGCATTCGCCAAGGTCGGCTCATAGTCCCGGTTGACTAAGTTGCCCATCACCAGGTTGCTAACCAGCGCCGGCAAGGCGTCCACTGCGACTAGCTTCACGATTGCATTTGCTACATTTGCTGATGTAATTGTTGGCATTTAGA